CAAGACATGATTACGGACGTAATGATGGCCTGGGAAGAGGATTGCGCCGCACGGCTTCAGTTCTGCAAGGACGAGCGCTACAAGTCGCGCAACTTCTTCGGGCACATCGACCAGATCGCCTATGAAGACTTCATCGTCGCCCAGCTTGGCATGCGCCGGCACCCCCAATATGGTCTACACGCTGCGCTCTATATAGAAGACGCGATTCGCATCGAGCGAGCACTTCAGGCGTTCGACCATCGGGTAGTTCAAGCGGCAATCGACGAATGTGGTGCAGAAATCAGTCAGCCGTGAGCTATACTGCAAGTCTTCGGTTTCAAATTTTCAATCGACATTACAAGGAGAATCTATGTCTGACCAACCCCACTTCACACCCCGCAAGCCATTCGTGAAGAAACCTGCCGCACCAAAAGGCCATGAAGCATTCCTCAAGGCCCTCGAGCAAGCTGGCGCCATCATCAATGTGACCTTGCTTTCGGGCGAAGTGATGAAGGGCACGCTCAAGCACTCAGACAAGTACACGATCTCCCTGCGCACGGACTTTGACGACGGCACCTATCAGGTCTACGTGGTGTTCAAGCACGCCATCGAGACATTCTGGACGAACCCCGCTGACAAGACTGCGGACTGACTATGACCGAAACCGCAACCAGTGCGGTGGAGGGTTCCATCGCCGCTATGGTCGGCGCTTCCTTCGAGGGTGGTACGGCATCAGAGCCGACCGTTCTCGATGAGAGCGTGGAGAAGTTTGACTTCGACGCCGACTTTCAGACACGGGTAGCCACGTTCGCGGTTCGCGATCTGGAGTTCATGAACCGTGTGGGCCACCTGCTGCGCCCTGAGTATTTCGAGAACGCTGGCGAGGCGGTGCTCGTCAATATCGCCAAGAAGTTTCTCGACAACTACAAAGCGTTGCCGGATCGCCCCTTGATGGCGCAACGCATCAAGGACGACTACGCTGCCAAGATCATCAAGCCGGACATCCTGCCGACCGTCAAGGAGTTCTTCAACGCGGTCTATGCGACCAAAGACTTCTCCGGTCGCGAGTATCTGGAAGAGCAGATCGTCAAATTCGCCCGCCACCAGGCGACCACCGCAGCCATTCTGCGCTCGGTCGATCTGATCGGAAAGGGTGAGTTCGAAAAGATCGAGCGCAACATCAAAGAGGCCATCGAGATTGGTATCAATGAAGATGGTGGCGCCTACGACTACTACTCCAATATCAGCTTGCGTACCGCGCAGCGTCTGGACGACGCTGCCGGCACCAAGCCGCCGCGCGGCATCACCACTGGACACCTGAAGCTGGACGAGATTCTGTATCACCGTGGCTGGGGTCGCAAAGAGCTGGCCACGATCATGGGTGGTGCCAAAGCAGGTAAGACCACTGCACTGATCGGCTTTGCAAAGGCTGCATCGCTCAAGAAATTCAACGTCGCCTATATCACGCTCGAAGTGGCCGCCAGCATCGTCGCTGAACGTCTGGACGCATCGGTGAGTGACACGATGATTAAGGAGCTGGGTAAGCACATCAAGGATGTCGAAGCAAAGGTCGCCGCGCTCGAGGGGCACACCGGCCGTCTGGACATCTTCGAATACCCATCGGGCACGTTCACCCCGAACATGCTGCGGGCCTTGCTTGATCGTCACGCTGCCAAAGGCATTCGCTATGACCTCGTGGTGGTTGACTACGCCGACATCATGGCACCGAACTTTCGCTACAACGATGTGATCGAAAACTCCAAGAGCGTGTACGTGGACCTTCGGGCGATCGCGCAGCAAATGGACGTTGCAATGCTCACCGCCACGCAGACCAACCGCGAGGGCTTCAAAGCGACGGTGGCCAAAGCCGAACACGTTGCCGAAGACTTCAACAAGGTGCGAACCGTGGACTTGATGATCTCGATCAACATCACGGACGAAGAACGCGCCAAAGGCGAAGCACGACTGTACTTTGCCGCATCACGGAACCAGGAGTCCGGCTTTACGCTCTTTATCAAGCAAGACATTGCCAAGATGAAGTTCATCGAGTCCATCCTGCGCCGCGAATGAGTAAGTTCGGCGGCACGGGCAACGAGGAGCTGCAAGAGGCCCTTGAGACGATCGACATGGAAGCATGGCTCGATCGCGAGGGCATCGACTACAAAGTCACGCGAGGCTCGCGTGGCGTGCAGCTGAACGTCAAGGAATGCCCTTGCTGTGGTGGCTCAAACTGGAAGGTGTATCTGAACGCCGAATCGGGGTTGGGCAACTGCTTTTCCGGTGACTGCGAGACGAAGTTCAACAAGTGGAAGTTCATCAAGTCACACTTGGGTTCGGCCACAACACGCGAAGTCGTGGAACACGTCAAGCATGTCGCCGAAGAGCAGGGCTGGAAGCCGGTCGTGCGCAAATCCGCTCCTGTGGCCATGTCAGAAGAGCTGAAGCTGCCCGAGTCCATCGCACTGCCTCACAACGGCCGCAACCTGAAGTATCTGGAAAAACGCGGCATCACAGCCGATGTCGCCGATTACTTTCACCTGCGCTTCTCGCAAAAGGGCAAGTTCTGGTTCACCGACCCTGAAGGGCAGCGCCGTGCTCAGGATTACGCTCATCGCGTGCTGATTCCGATCTTTGATCTGGAAGGCAAGCTGGTCAGCTTTCAGGGGCGCGACACCACGGGTACGGCTGACAAGAAGTACCTGTTCCCGCCTGGCTTTGCCTCCACTGGTACGTACCTCTACAACGGGCACAACGCACTGGGAGCGGAGCACATCGTGATGGGTGAGGGCGCCTTTGACGTGATCGCCATCAAACTGGCACTGGATGCTGACCCCAACCTGCGTGAAGTCGTGCCGGTTGGCTCCTTTGGCAAGCATCTGTCGGTGGGTGGGGACACCAGTCAGCTGGGCATGCTGATGCGTCTGAAGGCTCAGGGTCTGAAGATCGTCACATTCATGTGGGACGGTGAAAAACGCGCCACCCGCGATGCAGTGATGGCAGCGCTGGAGGTGCGCAAGATTGGTCTGATGGCTCGGATTGCGTTCTTACCCAAAGACAAAGACCCCAACGAGGTGCCGGCCAGCGTGGTGCGTGAGTGCTTTTACAAAGCCGAAGCACTGACGCCTTCATCGGCCGCCAGGATCAAACTCAAGTGCATGGGCTAATTCACAGCC